ACGTCTAGAGGTAGATTATTGTTACTTACAAGACGCAGGCGCGCACCAGAAGGAATGTTCGTGCCCTTTGGCATACGACCCTTTGGAGTTAGTTCAATGGTAACGAAAGGCTTGGGGTTTAGGAGAACGTGGTGCTTAACAGTAAAATCATCTTTACTACGAATTTCCCAAGTTAAGAATCCTTTATCATTGGTTTCGCCGTGGTTCTGCTGGACAGTAGAGCCGCAGTAACGCACACGACCCTCTGTGTCAAGAATTTGGTTTGTCTTGTGAATGTCTCCGAGCATTGCAAAGTCGTGACCAGCGAACACTCCAATGTCATGATCGCCGTGATCCATAACCCAACCAACGTCAGTGGATACTCCACCGATCGCACCGTGATACAAAGCAATGTTAATCCGAGATTGGTCACTTGGCGCAACCCAGTTGTCCTCGTCAAACACAGATAGCACATTGAGCGCGAGATCGGGCTCTAGAACGGTTTCACCCGCGTTCTTGAGTAGGTAAAGGTTTGGAAGATTCAAAGCGCTTACAATGGGCGACAGAGCGTCCTGGCGGCTGCTGTTCTTCAAGTTGCCGTCGTGGTTTCCGCAGATCACGTATGTCGGCGCGATCGCTTCAAGATTTCTGAAAAAATCTGAGCATAGTGCTACGAACTCCGGAGAGATTTGGGTTTTTGTGTGGGCAATATCGCCGCAGTGAACAATGTAATCTACGTTTTCCTTACGAAGAATCTCGTAAAGCTGTTCGAATACTTTCTTGTATTCATAATGATATTTTAAATTCTTTATATGCGTATCCGCAATGTGAGCAATCTTATACACGTTATCCCCTAAAACAAAACTCTATCACCAGTATACACCAGTGATAGAGCCTGTCAAGTGTTATTTTAGATTATAAAGGACTTTGATCTCGTGGATCATCACCGATCTGTGGAAGACTATCAAACTCGCCCGTTGGAGCGTACATCGGGTTGGCGAGGAGATGCCGAAGTTCAGCAACAGTCGCAGCGTCTAGATTCATAACAAGATCTTTCAACTCTTCGCGGGTCATATTACGCAGAACTTCCCGGGCTTGGATTTTTGTAACAAGACGTTCTTCGGGAGAATCGAATGCTCGGTCAACAGTCTCTTCATCCTCTGGCTGAGGAATGTCTTCAATGCCGGCGCCAGGACGATCAGCACCGCGCATAGCGTCTTCCTCTTCATTGATAAACTTTTTAAAGTTTTCTAATATAAGCTTCATTTTTATGTTTCCTTTTACACCGACATAGCGAGCGTCAACAGTAAATAGTTGTCTGATGTGATAAGGGTCGCTTTGTCCAGACATTTCTGGAAGTTACCCTTCGTCATTGACCCAACATCTTCGTTCTCTCCGATATCAACTTTCCAAACTTCAATATCAAAATCCAACAAAGTTTTGATGATCTCCAACTCTTTCTTTCTTGCGTCGGGATCCAAAGCGATATAAACGCCTGCGTCTTCTTTTACAATCTTTTGTAGAAGAGAAGAGTTTTGATTTAATGTGGATCCAAGAAGAGGTACAGAATTACGACCGGCAACCACAGCATCAAACACACCCTCCACCAAAATAATGTCCGAACTCCAATCCACAAACAAATCGTTGAATATAATGTTCTTGCTTGCCGGCGGGTTCTTGTACTTTGGATATGCTTTCTTGTCATACGACCGAGAGATAAAGTAGTTTAGATCGCCTTCATCATCGAACGAAGGAATCACAACGCGTCCTTCGTACTCTCCGCTGCTACAATAGCCCATCTTCCACCAAACAATATCTTGTTTGGAAATGCCGCGCTTTCGTAGATAGTTTCGCGCCGCAAATCCGGTCGGTGGAATATCTTTATTCGCCAAAGACACGAAACCTTCGGGCATATCAAGTATTTGTTTTTCTTCTACTTTCTCGGCAAAAAGATCTTCAAGCTTCTCATAATCAACGGTGCCTGTGATATCACGCCATTGAGACTTGTGATTGTAGGTTCCATACTTTCGTATTATCCTGTAAAGATTTTTACCTCGTGTATCACACGTCCAACATTTGAAATATCCCTTATCAATGTTGATAGACATTTTCTTTTTATGATGATTACAATAAGGGCAGTGAAAAAGAAACTCATTGTTTGATTTTCTGTAGGCACCAAGAACCTGTTGGAGAATATTAAGTTTTTTTGTTTGATTGCTCATCTTTTGAATGGTAGCAAAACTTTTCAACTCTGTCAATAACTCTTTTTATCGTAGTTGGGTGGCACCCTAGGCTTTTAGCGATCGCGTTCTTTGTTTCTCCGCTCTTCCAGCGATTATAGATTTGTATTTCTTCTTCGTCCGTTCTCTTTTTCTTTTTGAGGCTTATTTTCCTTCTCCACTCTATATCAACCGGCTTTCCATAGTGAGGGTGATTTTTGCCAGAGAGTTTTTTAGACAGCAGTTTTTTTACTTTCTCGGCGTGTTTCTTCCCCGTCATAGGGGCATCAGCCATAATAGCGATATTATAAGTGGCTTCAAAGTTCCGGTCTAATATTTCTTGTTCTTTTAAGATGTATTCTTCTGTCAGTTCTACTATTTCAAATAGGAAGTTGTCTTCACCATATTTATCAAATGCTCGTTGTAGATATTTGTTTGGGTGGATACCTCTTCTTAAAGTATCTTTATGATGGCGCCATCTTCTTTTAATATTATTAGAAGATCCGACATAGTATTTGCCATTTATAATGTTTGTTATAGTATAGACGCCAGAACTGGCGGGTGGGGTATTATACATTTATCTTTCCTCAATATAGTAAGAAGAGATTGGTGACTATCTTCCGAGGAAAGTTAGGAAGAGGGCGATCGCGACTTCGTTTTCGCCACCAATGTCTCTATTATAAATAGTTATTCACAACACTTTTAGTTAGGATTTTGAGCTTCTTGTCTTTCATTTATATACCCCGCTTTTGCTATCACGTAACTGTCGGCGCGGTCAGCATAACCGGGCTTTGGATTGCCGTGACGGGTATACTCTACAGTAAAGTCTTCCACGTTGTCAATAACAAACTTCATGACGACTTCTTTTGCTTTCTGGCCCTTGGGAACTTTGATGCCGACCAACTTTCTAGCAGATATGGCTGCGAGATATTGAGGTTGTAAGCCAAACATCTTGTAGCATTGCCAAGAAACTATACCATTGATCTTTGATAAAAGCGAAAGCGTTTGTGCTGATGAAAATCCTGAACGGAATGATTGAAGCGATTGCTCTACGTAAACTTTGCTTACGTGATATCGGTACGATATATAATCAAGCTTCTTCTCAATCATTTCGGCTTTCTTAAAGAAATTCTTTTCTTTGCGCACATCAACATGATCGCAATAAAGAATGTCGCCAGTTTCGGGGTCTAATATTGTTAAGCCAGTAATACTGGTTGAGATGTCAAGTCCTAAAATCATATCCGAATAATATCAGATGTCAAGCTTAATCTTAAATGTGAAGTCTCGCTCTACGGTTTTCCTTACAGGTGTCGCGACTTTGGCGATACCGATAAGGTTTTTATCTTCATCGTAGATGCCGATCTTTGAGATGTATGTTGTTTTCTCGAATGATCCGGTTGGGTCTGCGTAAGCGGAACTAACAATATTTTTAACTTTTCTTGTTGTTAATTCCAAATAAGCTTGTGAACTTGTGGCCGCATAGTTGCCTACCGCATACTCCAAGTACGTTGGGTTGTTTGAGTGATTCAAATCACCCTTCTGCGCTGTCGCAAACATTGTAAGAGTTTGTGTATAAGATGTACCACTCAACTGCATAATGTATGATGAACTCGGGGCTGTGATGGACCCAGAAATTGATTGAGCAAAATATACCCACTTTGGATTATCTGTCGCTGGCTTATAAGCGTCAGTACCGGCATTTAAAGCCGCAGCACCAGTTAATACCATGAGACCTTCATTGTAAAGCGCTAATCCAATCGCACTTCCGGACCCCACTCCGTATGTGGAATACAAAACTCCGTCCCTATTTGTATCCTGTGCTCTTCCAATCAGGGTGCCTGTGAAATAATATTCAAGATTAATTGACCCCTTCTTAATCTGTGATCCGTAGAATACGGTCGGGATGTTGACCAGACCTACCTCTACTGTGTCGAGATCTCTTTGATACAAAGAAGAAGAATAAGCAAAATGCGGATTTACATAACTGTAGTGATTAATGGTATTTTTTAGAGCCCTTAAGTGAGAAACATAGCCGTCCGTTAGTGATGAGACTGTTCCTATTCTGGGCGTTGTGGTGTCATAGTATTCTTTTGCTATACTTGATGTGTAAGGGTAAGAGCTTGCTAGGACATCTCCATAGGATGCTGAATTAAAAGAAGGCTCCGTAGATGTTCTAAAATCTATTCTTGTACCATTCTTGACCACAAAGGGGAAAATTAAACCATTGTCATTGACTTGCCCAATGGATCTCCCTGTAGAAGAAGAAACTCTATCAATATTTAATTCGTATAACGATACATTGCCGCCATCTGTTAATCTAATGGGATTAGCAAATGCACCTGAAATGTTGGGGGTGTTATTGTAATACGCAGAGCCAGAGTAAACTACAAACTTAACACTCGGAAAAGTCTTTAAAGTATTTTTGAATACTTCATTTCGTTTAAACTTGTAGTAAGGCATAGCATAACCGTTTAACCACTTTAGTAATCAAGTCTTACTCTGATTGTAAACTCGGTGCTTGGATCTTTCTTAAGAGGCTCGGACAACTTTGCGACCGCAAGCAACTCGTTATCTGGCGAGTAAAGCCCAACAGAGGTCACATAGGATACAGGAAGATCCTGCGAATTAGTCTTTACAACCATCTTGCTTGATGAAAGATAAGTTTGATTTGCAGAGTAATTGAAGTCAGTGTTGTTCGCTCTGCAGAAGTAAACTGTGGAGTTTAGTTCAGTTGTGTTGTTGAAAGACACATTCTGGACTCTATGGCGAATGCCATCAGCGTTACCAGAAATAGCGGTACCACTCAAGAACTGATCGATCCCACTTGGGTCTGCTGTACTCATGCTTACAGGAGTTGTCAATAGGGAACCAAACACAGAAGCTGTTACCACAGCCACGCCTGCTTGGTAGTAAAGCAAGCCGGCCGGAACTCTACCGGAACCGTCTACTGCTGATGCTGTCAACGCAGAGCCAGTAGCATATAGGATACCATATTCGCCTGCAGGGGAATTTACTTTGTAACCGTTCGAACCACTGGAGTCAACCAAATCAATTGTTGTTCCGCCGCCAAACGGAGCGCCATAGGCACCGCTGACACCCAATGTTAGTGTAAACGAACCTTTCTTGATCTCGTCCTTAACAAGAAGTCTTGTAAAGTTAAAGAAATAAGCTTCATTTATCTTTGTTCCGCCAGACAAATCACCGTCTTCATCAAAGCGACGGACGGCGCCGTTCTCATCAAATCCAACTAGAACCTGTGCCATCTGATTGTAGATATTAATCTTTTTAGCATTCTGCGTAGATGTGGCGCCGGAAAGACCAGAGACTGCGGCATAACCACAAGTCAAATCAATAATGTGGTTTGCTGAAGAGCTTAAGTAAGGATAATCGTAAACTGACTGAAACATTCCGTGAGCGAAATTTTTAATGTTCGCATCTGAATAAGTTCCTGAAAGTATAGATCCAGTAATTGGAATCGCTTCGTGGAGGAGGTTCCTCGTAACAACGGAATCTCTTGATGATTCTAATTCTTTAAATGAAGTTGCCATTATAATATCCTTTTATTAACTAGTCTTCTTAACAAATCTTACTGGAACATCCAGAGTATAACCCGTAGAGACACCCGAGATTCTTACTGTTGAATCAATAAATCTGTAGTTTGCAGCCAGCAAAGTATTGGTGCCACTAGTGATGTTAGAGGTTCCGGCAGAACCCAACTGATTAAATAAGAATGTACTTGTTCTTAAGTCTAATGATGCCGCAATCTTAAATTGAACTCTAGTTCCTAGAGGTCCGTTTATGGATGATGCAGCACCGGCGCCCGGAGAACTGATGATTCCCGTATTATCATTTGTGGAAAAAATGTAAGTTGCGATGTTGTCATCATCTATAGAAGAAGGCTGAATTCTGGCGTTCTGCCCTTCAGCAAGGCTGCCTCTACTTTGTAGCTGACCTAGACGGTTGTCGATCTGAACAAAATATTGTGTCTCAACAAGAGTGGAGTCAATATCTGCTAGCGTCTGCTGATTGCTTACCTCTGTAGTATCCAGCCCCTGGTCTGCTGCTACGTAGCGCGCACCCTGATCTGGTCTGTAACCGTTTAGAAGGCCATCGTCCAATGAAGAGCCGTTTGTAGGTGTTAGGGCATCAACCGTAGTCTCGTCAACCAACACAACGTAGGAACTTAGTCCCGATAAGAATGGTTGAAGGTCGGTATTGGTTAGAATCACCGGCAAGTAAAGAAGGTCACTTCTAGAATAAGAAAGCAATCGGGACTTCATGCTTGACATGTTATTGGTGAATGATTCCAAAACAGGAGTTTGTAGAATGTTTAGATCGTAGTAAGATGAGCCACTTGGATGGTTTTTATCGTATAGACCGTAATCTATCTCATCATCTCCTAAAGCAAACTTTGTAATTTTAAATCTGCCATTTCCTTCTGCTAGGCGCTTTCTACCTAAATCGGTTAAAACAGCGTCTAAAATAATATCACCTGAATTGTCTAAGAATCCCATACTATTGTCCTCTTCATATAAATAGTGTTAAAATTTGTTATTAACTTGGATTTGTAACCCCTGAATTTTTGAAGGTAATATTTAAATCCATTTTCCTGCCGGTCTTTTTACTTGTAACTCTAATTTTAAACTTTTCCTGCCAGCATTTACTTTCAGCAACTCCCAACAAACTGTCCTGCGGTATTTCGTCTAAATCTGATGGAGCCGGTATTGCTGTGTTTGGATCCAAAGCAACTTGTTGGAAACTTGGCTCTATGTAAATAAATCTTCTACCTTGCTTGGTGTAAGTCGGCTTTTCAGCTTTAAAAGTAAATACTTGCTGTCTTAAATAGATTTGCCCTTCGTTATTAAACATCTCTATCTCAAAAATGTAAGTTGGATTAGAAATATTTCCATGGACATCCACAGATCTGGCGCAGTAATAATACTTTCTATTTGGAATAATGATATCTTCAAAATAGCCTGGAGTGCCAACATCTGGGTCTATCTCGACAAAGTTGTTGTTAAAGTCCTCGTAAGAAGTTGGTTCTGCATTGATTCTAAATAACTGATATTTGTCGACCGGATCATCGGATGTATATCTAATTTTAGATCCCGACGATCTTATTTCTTCGTATGTCTTATCGATGCCTGTTTGTCCAGAATATTCCTCTTCAATAAACTGCTTATCAGAGTCTAGGATGGCAATCGGCTTATCCATGTAGTCTCCGGTGCTAGAATTCAAGAGCACCTTTACTCTCGTATCCACGCCCTTCAGGGGGTAAAAAGAGAGTTCTGGGGACACAGGTGGCTTGTCAATGACTGAAGCTTGAATTCCCTCAAAAGAATAGGGAACCAGCAAAGCCTTTATAGACAAATCGTTTTTGTAATCAGCGATAACCCCACCATCAAAGACACCGTCCATACCTGGGTATACTTCCACATTGTCGAACTCATAGCGGTTTCCAAACACAAGAACAACTTTCTTGAAGTCGTAACGATATTTTTGATTATATTTTACTTGTGAATCATAGTAAACGGTGTCAAGTGGTGCTGATGGCGTAAGTTTTGGAGATATGTAAAAGGTTTGAACTTTCTCTTCTGTATTGCCGGTTACTCTATACTTCTCAATAATGTAAAGCAATGTTTCGGTGTGACATGGTTCTCCATTGTAAACCTGCTCTAGTGTCCTCTTGAAATTTGAAAGGTATTCGCCAGTATATGCCGCGGCGGTATTAAGCGCCGATTGCGGTTCTAAATCAAGTTCAGTTTTTCCAAAGTAATCTCTTAAATATTTAACGTTTGGAAGTGTGTTGTCTTCAACATCGCTGGTAATGACGGGCGGAAGCGTATAAACAGTCGAGCCTGACGGGTTTAGCAGAAATCCTAAATCAAACAATATTGGATAGTTTCTTTCTTGTGAATTAAAAGATAAGTTGGGTTGTGAAACTAATCTTGTTACTTCCTTTGTGAAAAATTGATATCCAGAGTTACTGTCAAAATTCACATTTGAAATTGCTCTAACACATATAGCTTGCAGAATATCGACAAAATCTTTAGTTAGTGGGTCATTAATCAAAGTCTGTAGATATGAATCTGGCTCAGGTCCCGGCTGGACCGATTCGGCTTCGTAACCAATGGTTATCTTATTATAAAATGGTATCGTTTCTGTCGCGATAGAATCTTCATTTAAAACTGCGAGATCTGAATGCAAGACTGCCAAGTCCCCATTATTTGATTTCATAAGAGGGAGCGTGGCTGCATTTCCACCCAGGTTAAGAATGTTATCGGAATACCTGTTGTAGTAGCTATCATTGTCAATTTCACTATTTGTATCAGCGCTAAACCATTGCACATTGTTATTAACAGTCAAGGCTACATTGTGGTATTGATCTAGATAGGTAGAAGAGGTGTTTCGCAATTCTAGTTGCAAATAATAGGAATTTGGAATCAAATATTCTTCAACACTTGGGTCCGCAATCACGTCTTCGTAATCCGGATTTGTAGCAACATAAAAATTATAAACCGGTTCAATATCGGTTGTTATGCCCGAGTCTTGTCTGATTGATCGATCAGAAGAAATCAAGTAATGCAAAGAGGTATGATCAAATTTGCCTTTCTTAATAAAATTGTCATCGTTTAGAAGACCGGGCCATGTTGTTTGAGCGCCTGTTATGAGATCGGTTATTGTTGCAGAGCCCTGAACATACTGAACAAAATTATTTTCGAACCAGCTTGAACCTACTCGCGGGGCGCCATATGAATCCCACCCCTCTTCGGACAAAACAAAAGTTAACTGTCCCTGTGCCTCATCGAAATTAACATTTTGAAATATAATATTTGTATTATCGTTCCCGCCAGCTAACTGCCTGGGCAACTTACCAGTTCGTGCTGCTGTTCCATTCTCATTTCGATCAAAGGCACCAACGCGGGCGGGATCGGAGTCGTCTAAACCCGCGTCCTGAAGCTTCTTTACGATACCAGAGTAGTTTATTAACGTTTCGCCCAGTAGTCCTCTATATTGTGTGTAGTAGCTTCCTAATGCTCCTCTTAAGGGGTCGTCCGTGCCCCAATTTTCCCTAACCATTGGATGGTAAGTAAATGGACTAATACCATCAACTATGGCATTGTTCGGTGTGTAAGGCTCCACGCCGCGGTCTCTATTACCAATTTGAGAGGCGTCTACAATTAGAAGTTGGTTTTTAAAGTTCTTATTTTGTGTAATAGCCATATCTTAATAGCCCGTGCTTGATGGAGTTGTCGTTGTTATATTAAATAGCGCTGTATTTAAATTGTTAGTTTCTAAAGCCTGTTGCGTTGTGGTCTGGGAACTCACCATACTCATTGGCAAACTCTTGGAATATAGAATATTAACATTATTCAAATCACCCGAAACAGCTGATTCTCTAATGTCTTGCTTTGTTGATCGAACCAAATCGTTTATTTTTATCAATGGTGCGCCGCCTCTTACTTCAGGACTGCCCAAAACAAATAAACTAGACATTGGTTCAACGTCTAAAATATCATTTGTTCCTATGGCATCAGAAACTTTAACAAGTTTGCAAACCAAGGCTTGTGATTTTTGTTGAACATCGTTGTATTTCTGCTCTGTGAGAAGCTTCCAATTTTGCTTTCCCACTCCATTTAGAGAGTCGTAAGAATCCAAGTAGTGTACTCGTGCGACAGAATTGAAGTTTATTGCTTTAGTAGCAGCGGTTGAAGTTTCCAAGAAATCGCTCTGCTCATTTAACTTTTGAGATGCCGGGGAGCCTTCAAGCATTTCTTTGTTTGTAATCACGGTTGGCTCGTTGAATAGCGTGATTGTGTTATCAATTATCTTGCTGGACAAAGAACTGTTAAAAATAGAACTTATTTTTTCAAACTCTATATTGACTTGCTTGGAGCCAGACACAGCCTCACTAGGCTTCGTTTCATATACAAATTCAGATGTGGCCGAAAAATACTCTTCCGAATCAAGAGTTCTGTAAAGTCTTTTTCTGCTAGCCAGATTATCTTTCAATGAGATTTGATTTTTTCTAAATCCCACGCCAAGAGAGTTAAAAATATCTCTTTTTTGGTTTTCGCGCTTCAAACTTTTATTAACTTCAAATCCTTTTTTATTGCTAACCTTATTAGAAACAATTGATAAAACGCTATCGTTAGCGATTGACGAGCTAGCAGCACTCACCATCATAGGATTTGGAGTCATATTCAATGTTGCAGGAGACAAAAATCCATAAGGGTTAAGTGTAGCAATTTGAGTATTAACAATTTCATACTTAGATACTTCAGTGGATGCTCTCTCGCCGTAAGCGCCAAATGAAATACTTGGAACCACCTTTACACTTTCGCCTATTGTCTGATCAACATAATCAAAACCGTAGTTTTTTGTGCCCACAAATTGATATATTTCCTTAAATTCTTTCATGGCTCTAAGGAGTCTATCTTTCTTTGAGCGATATATCTTGGAGTCATTTTTGATCTTTGATTCGGACGGAGCATACTGCGCCACTATATCCTCCAGTTTGGAGACGTAATCTCTCATAATAGATAGAAATAGATACTTATCTGAATCGTAGTTTGGGTTGAACTGGTTTACGAGAGATAGTAAGTTTTTTCTCCAGAACAAAGTTGAAAATGTAGAAAACGGTAAATTACCAAATATGCTTCTCACAGAAGCAAGATAATCAACAATTATGTCATCATAAACATCTGGATCATCAGCAATCTGCTTTACATCGCTGATCATTTTAAGGTTTCGCTTAAGAGGATTTATGGAGTCTATTACTAGTTTGTCCGTGTTATCGTCCAAAATAATCTCTGCCTCATATTCAGCTTGACCTGAATTAATTTCTTCAGTTGTCTCATCTAGGAAGAATATTTCATAATACTCTGCCTGATTCTCATTGATATTTCGAACTATTTGACAATTGGAATTTAAACTTGCCACTTTTTTAAAGGGATTAGCTTCTTTTAAGCCACACAACTCACTTGTGCCGGGTGTTAATGAATTGCCTCTCGCATCTCTACCAACTATTCTCTGGTAAATGATAATATCTTTTATGGATACCGACGCTAACAAAGAAGTTCGATTTTGTATTAGCCCGCCAAGTTTAGAATTGTTTTTAGTAAAATTAAATAAATTAAACGTAAAAGATCCATTTATTGCACCGGACTTGCCTCTTGATAGAGTTAGCGGAGAAAAATAAGACTCTTGCACCGTTGTGAAATCAAAATTCAGTCCTCGTGCTGCCTGAACAACTCTTAAATCTTTCAACCTTACGTTTAATACGCCAGTCCTAGATAAGTTCGGATGCTGCTGTGCTACGTGAGTGTTGCCAGCCATAATTTGATCGTTTTGGATGTGAGCAGAGCCGGGCCACACAGAATTTATTGAACCATACGGCTGAATGGTTTCTGCCAGGGAGTACACGTCAGCAGTAATAGGGCTCAAACTATTGTTTAGTATTGTTTCCTTGATAATGTTTCCAATAACAAAGTTGTTTGATCTTTCAATAAAAATGCATGCCAAGACATACAAATTTGTAGTTTGCTCTAGTTTGAACTCCTTTTGGTGAAAAAAGTTATAAATCTTTCTGCCGCCCTCGGCGTCTGCTTTGTATTTGAAGTCTTTTTTGCCAACGTTGAAAAAGTATTTGTTTTTCGGGTTTCGCTTTATCGTTTCTATCAATGCGGGCAGATCGGAAGCTATGGCATCTATTTCTGACTTATCCGAAGAGAAATAAATAAAATTACCAAAAGCCATTTCTCTCTGCTTTTTACCAGTTTTTACGATTTTCTCATTAGATAACCCAACAGTGAGCAGATAATCATTTTCTTTATTGATATCAAAACGAATATCTTGAATTGTGAGAAATGGAAGCCCTCTCTGATAAGGTCCAAGTGAAACAGTCATTAGCAAGGCTCCTCATTTTCTGTAGAGTATAGATCTCTATTAAGTTTGATTCTGCTGGCATTCGTAGAGACAGCATTATCGTTAATATCTAGTTCCCTGATAACCTCTTGTGGGATTTCATTATCCACCAAAACATTCATCCAATATTCAATGTTACCCTCTGTGGGTGCAATGAATTCGGTATCGCTCTGCGGGGTAGAGCTTAATTGAACATACTGCCCATCGGAGCCAGATAGAAAAACTTCAATTTCAAAGTTTTCTTTTTCAAAAGGCGTATTACTCTCTAAAAGCTCTATCATTAAATAATTTTCTTTCAAAGCTAAAAAGAAGTTACCCGGAGGGTCACCGAGATATCCAGTAATAGAATCAGATGTTATCTCTCCCTGCTTGAAAAATGTCTCGTAATCAATTGTTATATCAATCTGTGGGATAGGCTGTATAAAATCATCTTCGTTTAGAAATCTCTGCCCCAAAGATGAGGTAGGGTTAGAAAGTATTTCCATCTGCCAAGCAGGGGCATTTTGTGTGTTATAAGACGAACGACCGAGCGGGTATGCGTCTAACTTACCTTTATCGCCATAAGTTTGTTCTTGAAAGATCTCAACGTTATTGGCTGGGTCTGATGTGTGCCCGCCAATCACGGCATTGAAAGAAGAAGAAACATTATCAACAAATCTATTGACTCTTGTTTCGGCGCCCTCTCTGGTCGGGATAATCTTTATCTTTGGAGTGTCGCTTTGAATTCTGGATTCAGCGAGGTTCTGATCCTCGGTGTATCCAGAGCCACTTACATCATACAGAATATCATCATCGAAGAAGGCATAAAAGGTTGGGTTAAATTGACCGGCAGCTAACTTATCTCTTCCATAGTTTGTGAGTACAACTTCCAAGACTTCTTCTTTTTTGTTAAAGAATTCCATTATTCGAGATCCTCGATGCCAGGCGTTATTGTATTATCCGGCAATACATCGCTAGATGCGTACTGCACTGTTTCGTCAATCTTAACTAGTTCTACGAGCGAGAAGTAATCGTATGGCCAGTTGTAAGAGTATGGTCCTATATCATCTTCAATAGCGCTTGTATCCTCTGTTACCAAAGATCTTCTGTACTTCTCAAAGGACTTGTTGGCGCGCTTCTTGACCTTGAATACGAGCCACTGAATGTCTTCCGCGTTCTTAACTAATAGATCGAGAACCTGTTTATCATCAATGATAACTTCTTTTTGTTCAAACTTCTCATTGATATCGGGTGGCAAGTTTTGCCACATATCTGCGATGTCTTGTTGTGTAACCTTTGCAGAGAACTCAAATGCATACATCAAAATTGGATCTACCGTATTGTTTGTTGCGAAGTCAAACTTTGGCGGGAACACATACTTCTCAAGATTTTTCTTAATGTTATTGTATTCCGAATTGTTTTTGTTAATACCAAAAAACTTTCTTCTGTTATTGACAGTCTTGAATGGAACTGCAACAACTGCCTCTTCAAGTATATTCGACTCCTTAACGTCTCCGACTCTTTCGTTCTTACCAGTAGGGAATCCACAAACATCTGCTAGTGAAAGTTCTCTTGTATCTCTGAGGGAGATAAAAATTCCTTCTCTAGAGCTTTCAGGAATATTTCCATAAAGATGCCACATTCCGCCAGTCTTAATCTGATCTGCCGATGAAAGACCGGCTCCTATTTCAGCACTTGATGTTGTTCTGGTTGGTGTGATACCAGCAAAGTTCAAGACTGGTGTTTCAAACTTACTTTGAATTAGCCATGTTTTTGATTGTGTAGCTGTTCCATTAGGGACGGTATTAAAGTAGTCACTGAAATTAATGCTAGCATCTATCTGCATACGCGATGAGGCAGGCGAGGTTGAACCCGCCGCTGTATCGCGACTGTAGGTGTAGGAAGCGTTAGACAAAATATCTTCCAATGTGGGGCGCCCTGTAGCGGTGGCAGTGTAAGAAATTGTTACTTTTGCGGACCCAGAAAAATATGGAGGAGTTACGTGGTCAAAAGTAGCGAATCCGGACGCATCGTTAATTGGATAGCCATATGCTGATTCTCTGTCATACATGCTAAATGACGCTGTGGCAACCTGAATTACTCCACTGAGAGCGTTTTGCGTTCTGAAAATCTCCAGTTCCATCTCATACGTTGAGCCGCTTACTACTTCATTAAACTGATCTTCTCTGCTAGATAAGAATGCTGCCGGCTGATTAGTAAAGAATTCAGTAGTAGCACATAAGAAGTTATCGATTGCATGGCGATATAAGCGCTTACCATCAACAAATTTAATGGCAATTGGTCCCGTACTACCATTATCTACTATAGTCACGGGTGATACAGCATTATCATAAATTGCACCCGAACCTGTTAAGAAAGTTGGTCCCAAATATGTTTCCGGACGGTACAGCGTTTCGAAAGGCAGTTCTTGGAAAAGGAATCCGTCCTGCGTGCTAGGGTTTCCAGAATTTGTAATACCTCGGTCATAATTGACGACTCCTTCAAATAATCTAGTATTTGCGGACGTGTTTCTAGGAGGGGCATGATTTGCAATAATATCGTCCACATTCGATGAGGTATTCGACAAAATTGGATAACTTACCGCAATTCCTGATTTAATTGTATTACAAAGTATGCCAGGAGACATCATGGGCTCCAAAAGTATCTTGAGCGATGCCTGTGAGGGTGCGGAGCCAGACTTTGATAAGACAACAGTACCATAAGATTGTGAGAACAAAGTTCCCAACTCCAAAATTCTTTCTGCAGGATAGAATCCCTTGTATGGCAAGAATTTAACCATCGCATTGCAGCGAAGTGAAATCCTATCTCTTTGAATCTTTAAGTCTCCGGAACGTTGATCGTTAAGATCGTCATCAATTACGGAGAAATACTTTAAGAAATCCGAGTTTGTGTATGTCTTGAAGAAATCAGTTTGAGCGCTATCGTATATGTGAGCACCTGTTAGATTAAATATATTATCTACATCGGCTAAAAAGTCGCCTCCCTTTTCTTCACTGTAAGTCTCGAACAATTCACTAATTCTGAATTCAGGAACGATTGAGTGGTCTTTTCCTACTCTGGCAATGTGTTGTGAATATGTTGAGTAACTTTCGTAAGGCTTCTTGCCCGACTGTGTTCCAGCCTCCCATAGAGCATCACCAGCAAATGTTTGATTGCCACCAAGGGACGCAGACCCAGCAGGAACCCTATCGGCATATGTAACGCCGGGTCTAATTCTATCCGTATTGTTGGCAAATCTGGTGTATGCATTCTGAAGTTCCCCGGCGCCATCATTAACATTAACGGAGGTGGTGAGCGCGAAATTCAAATGCGCATCCAATGGCCACGTAGAAGCAGAAGTAAAGAAGGTTATTCCTTGCGAATTAGCGTTACCTCCATACGTTAGAGAGCGATCTCTACGATTATCATCCCAAATGTTGGTAATAGAGAATTTCGTTCTTCTGCGAACAATGTTGTTGAACATGTTAATATCAGCAGGATACAAAGCTTCGGTGTAAGTAACCGCCGTGCTGTAGCTGCTGCTGATTGTGAAATCCAACACTGTTTTGTACGACTGTAAATTTGAAACGTCAGACTTAAGGTCATAAAAATTGTTCAATTCATTGTGAGAGAAGTAATCAATTTGGTTTCTGAATGGAACAGATACCTCAATGTTGTTTTTGGTCTCCGACTCTTCTGTGTTGTCTTCAAAAATAAATGTTATTGGAGAAGAGTTTATTGAATAAGGCGCTTCGTAGAAGTCAACGAAAGAATTTGGTCGTTTAGGAATTACCGCTCCATTGTTGTTTACCAATCTCTTTGGCGGAATAGCGTAACCAATCTTATTCGTTTCTCTTAACTTTCGCGCGATCTTGGTCTCGCCAGTACGGATTTGTTTCCAAGTTGGGTATCCGTATGGTCCATTGCGAGTAGTAATCAAGAAATTGAAATAATCTGTCCCAGGCTGGAATACAGGGGCGCCACCGGTCCAATCACCATTGTCATATGCTTGAGCATAGTTAGCAACATCAAGTGGTAAGCCTTGAATATGGCTAGACGCCGTTACGGGATCCAAAATACGAGTTGTTAATCCAACAAAAGTTAAATCATCATAACTTGTTCCAGAGACTATCAACTGACTTAAGACACTTGCACTAAAGCATGATGGTCTATCGTTGCCATAGATAATCTGCCCCTCTGCCAATGATGCAGTCACCCAAGAGTATTGTTGTGCAGAACGTGGGATTGCGTGCTGAACAAAGAGGTTATCGTATACGGAAGCCGTAATGTATGCTGCTCCAGACAACTCTATTCTGCGGCGGCGGTTTCTGTTTGTCTTGTGCCAGGATGGTACTGTAACGTATGTCAACTCTGGAACCGAACCATATGCGGCATCAGAACCAAACGGTCCAGCGTGGAGTGCTGCTCTTTGGTTTAGACCGCGATTCTTATTAATCTGGTCTACTACTGCAATCGTATTAGCCTCTACAGGATCCAAAGAGGCAGATTCCTGCTGTCCTCTAGTGATTACACCGAGATTGCGATATGGTGAAGCATTGTAAACCGATAGCTCTTCGTGAGCCGGGTCCCTGTAGCCTCTCGATAATACCTCGTATGAACCAGGGGATGAGAACAAGTTAACAAACACTGTTTCATTAGAGTTGGGGCCCGATCTATCTGGGAGCGCGTAGTCTAAATCCCCACCAACATTTTGCGTTGAAGACGTAAGCGGCAATCTGCCTCTAGTAGCCAAGGTTTCTGGGTTTGGCGCGAAATTAAACGTTTGCTCACGGAAGAAGAGGTCGTTAGTAGTTCTACCAGCTGTCTGGACAACCTGATAGTTCTTTTGGTAGTTACCGATTTTGCTATGTACGATCGTTCCAGACAGGCGCGTTCCAACAGACGCTGTCGTCATCAAAATGTTCTTGATGTTCACCGGGCGCTTTGCGGTTTCGTCGCGGAGGCGCTGTGCCGTAGGAAGCGCTGGGAGCCACCCTAAAGGCGCGGAGCCAGCCGGTGAGTCAAGGAACGGGTAGTTTGGCGGAACCACTCCCAGGGCACCAGAAGCGCCAGCAGGGATATTAGAGCTTGTAGGGTTAAGTCCAAGCGCCAATCGGAAACCTTCTGCTCTAGTTTCTCTCGTATCATTTCCATCATTCAATTCTGTGTGTCGGTAGTATCTACCGCCAACAAACTTCTCTGTAAATGGACCCTGTGCCGGAATTCCTGTATCAAAAACCAAATCGTGGTGAAGGTTGGTAACCATCGTTCCAGATTTGTAGTTCTGGACAACCTCACTGTTGTACCCTGTGGTTACGGATGAGCTATAGAGGCTGAATGGACCATAACTTTTACCATAGTAGTTTAGATCTTCTGATCCAGACTTGTTTATAGAGGGGTTGATCCCGTAAGAAAGTTTCGTTTTTCCTCTCGGGTTTCTAATATCTGTGGTGTTTAAGAGTTCTTCAACATCAATATCGAATGACAACATAATGTTTTTAGGAATATTTGTTGCCGTGATTGTAGGACCGTAAGGCTGCGTTGCTTGGAAAACAAAATTAGGATCATAATTTGAATTCTTTGTTACGCCGTCGTAGGGGAAAGAATAGTTTGTCTTAAGTTTGGCAGTAGATTTAGTGTATCTGTCATACGTTGACTTTACTACTTCAAAAATACCCTCTCTATCACCAGTCTTTTCTCTTCTATATTTTTGCCATGGTCTGTTTTCAGTATCAGAGCCATCCGTAGGAGGAGCCTCATAATGTCCCGATTCTATTTCTGAACTAGCGTTAGTGTCGCCACCATAGTTGGATCCCCCAGGCACTTCGGGACCGCCAGGAATTGTCTCTTCAGAAGGCGGAATGGGGGGTATTACAGTTCCCTCTATATCAGTCGCCCCGACGCGCTCCAAGAATGGGAAGATATTTCTATATTTTGGTCTCTCTAGGACGTGATTCTCAATAACTGTTTTTACGTTGTCGGAGAAGTCAGCAGAAGCTGGTACCAATTGCCCCAACATAAGTGATAAAGAAGAATCAAACCACTTGTAGAACTCATAGAATTTATCGAAATCTAGTTCGTCATTGCCGACCTTCTCAAAGAACTTCTGGCGCATGAACTTCATTTGTTTGTATTCAGGTCGCCAGCGTTCTACAGGGTCACCTATAAGGTTGTGTAGATCCTTTAAGGTAGCAAAGTAATTCACCATCTCTTCCGAAATGGTCTGGTACATGCTCTTTTCAAATGCGAAGAAGTAATTTATAGGACGCGTTTCAGTTGTGAATACATCCTGATCTTCAGTGGAGAGAACCCTAACCATATCTTCCGCTTGAATATTTTCAGGAAGATTCAATTTTGAAGAAACAACAAAGTCTTTATCAATTGCATTTGTAGAAGATGCTTGGAAAAAGTCTCCTCTAGCAGTGTACTGCTTGTTTAGGATATTTCCTAAATCTCCAAATCTTGTTAGTGCAGCAGAACCAGAACTTATATCGTCAACGATAAACTGTCCGCTAGCATTGGAGCCAGTATTAGTCAAGAACTCCCAGTCAAATACTAGAGTATCAAACTTTGTAATTTCTCCGTATGAGGCGGTTGTATCAAAAGGATAAGCGTAAAGATGCGGCTGGGCGGCTCCATAATTTTCTGTATCGAGCAAGTGCCCTCTTAAGGCGCCATCTTCAATGTAATCTAGCCAGTAGCGGCATGCATTTACTTTGACATCCGATGTCTGGAGAAGGGCGCCCGTAAAGTTAGTTCTGTGCGCACCAACAAATACTCTCTTACTCCCTGTCACAAAACCTGCGGGAGGACTCGCTATAGTACCAGAGACTGTGAACTCATGAAGGACCTCGCCGGCCTCCACTTGGACACCATGAAGTTCAACAACATAATTAGAGTTTGTACCAGATACAAATCCTTTTAAGGGGAACTGCTCTGGCTTGACTCTTACAGCTAAATTCCATCTAGTGTTGTCATACACTTCCTCATATAAGGAAGATGAAATTTCTGGGACATAGCCACCAGCGGTACCGGTCAAAACAAACTTAACATTTGTTGACTTTAGCTCGTCTCTAACAGCAAAAACTTGGAAGTTTACCGCATCAGGAGAAGCCCAAGTTGTGTCTGTTCCCGAACCTACTGTGCCGTGGACACCAAATAGAGATGCGCTAATTGTGTTTGTGTCAACATAAACGATAGAGGTTTCGTCTAACTTTTTAGGGAATAGAATTTCAGCTTCTAGTGTCGTAGCATAACCGTCTGTCAAGCCCGAACTTGATGTAATAAAACCAACAGAATTAGCATTTGATGCGTCAGTGTAATTGTAAACCGTAGCGCTCTGCCCTGCCGCGGTGTTAAAGTTAGCAAACTTATCTCCAACAATAATACTTCTTCTATTGTTTCGCATCTCATATTCAACATTGTTTGCATAAATGTTGAATTTGACTAATTCATCGTCAATACCAAAACAGCGGATAAGGTTTCTAAATGCTTTTTCAGTTCCCTTTGACTTATAAATGTAGTTAAGGTTATTGTAGATGTTTTGGTAAATAATGTTTTTAACATCGTGAAGAGATTTCTCATAAACCCTATCTTCACTTCTGTCTGCCAACTTCTCTAGAACATCGGCATCTAGGAAAATCTCTGGTGCTACAAACCCATAAGAAGAAAGAAGTTTTTCCGCGAATGGAAGTGGTTTATCGCTACCGCTTGGGTATTGAATGTCCTTAAGATGATTCAAACTTTCAATTTGAAGATGCAAGGTATCAAAATAGCTTGAAATTATCTGGGTGAGATACTTGACATTGCTCGTACCCTCTACATCCTCTTCTGTAATCCAAGAAGGTATTGAATTGTAAATGGATGCGTTATTGTTTACATCGTGCGCAGAACCCGAAGTTTCTAGATCTGCCGACAGCGATACAACATCCGGATGGAAAGAATAAATAATCGGGTCGCGGAACTCACTTATGGCCGCATTTGATAAGACTATAGCAGATCCGGTGTTTCTAGAATTGGCTCCGTAACCAGTCCAAGCACCATTTGAAAAACGACCAGAGTAATCTAGAACTGTGCTATCTGTTGAAGTTCTGCCTGTAATACCTTCATTGAACTTGAAATATACACCAAGATCTACGTTTGCTGACTCCTCCGTTGTCGTAAATGGAGTTGGGTCTGTGTTGACGCCTCCTCCCACCTGTGTAAACCAGAAGCGCCCGATTTCTTTAGAAGACCTCTGTGTCTTCCAATATCTCAATTCGTCAATAGAGCCAGATAATTTACCGGCACCGACTGCGGCTGACGATCCAGATGGGGACGTTATGAGAGCGCCAACGTAAGCTCTTAAAGCAGAGCTATCTGTATTGTTGATTCCCGTGGTTCCTAATGTTGATTCGTTGTTTAGATTTCCATCAACATAAAATCTTGTCGTGACGCCCGCGGAAGCCGACTTGACTGAAACAGCATAATGGTGCCAATTTCCGTCAGCTACCGAAGCAGTCGTAAAAGTAGAAGCAGCGATACTTTGCTGTGAAAAACCAGTGGTGCCGGAGAGAACCGTCAGCAGGAAAGGATCAGATCCATCAGCCGCACCTGTTAGTTCCAACCTAAAGCGAAGGTAAGTAGCAGAAGAAGATAGCTCTCCATTCCAAAGATCAAAAATAACCTCTTTTTCTGTTAAGCCCGTAATGAACGTAGACTTGTTAAGCCAGAACTCTAATGAAGCACCTTGAGATGCCAAATCAAATTCTAAATTTGAGCCTCTGTTTTTATCTGGTTCGTAGTAGTTTGAGCCCGTAAACTTTGTAGATTTTGGCGAATTACCGTTTGGGTTTGGATTTGGTCCACCTTCTACATAGATGTATTCTAAATCACTTGAAAGTCCGTAGCCATCTGCTGTTGAAGTTTGCGTACCCCACCCATCAGCGGATAAGATAACGTAACCATTTGTTCTTGGGTAAAGGTTGTCGAAGATGTGTAAATCAATGTAAGTCGATTTATTACGCCACTCTAGTTTTTCCCTTAAGGAGCCGTCATAAGGATATTCGTTATAAATTCTTTTTATTGACTGGTCGTAGTATTCTACAGCTGAACCATAACGAGCAAAATTAGCCGGGTCAGAAAAGTTTACTCTTGGTATAAACCTTTCCTCGTTAAGGATATCCTGTTCATGATAAGCAACAGACTCTACTTGAGAGCCTATATCATCTGCTGTTTTACCGGAGAGCGCCTTGATGTTCTCGGTAATTTCAAAATACTTTTTAAGACTCATACTTTAATTATCATTCAACTCGAAATTTAAACGTTTGAGGTTGCTCTTGCCAGTCGCCAATACTGTCGTTGTAATAAGACAATCTTATCTCATACATGTAGTCTGGTTCTAGAAGCGACATGTCCAAGTCAAAGAAATTACCTTCCTTATCGTATGACAAGTAAGTGCTTAAGTCGGATCCTGTACCATATGGAATTGCTGCCAAGTTATCCGTAACTCGGTAAACGCTGTATGAAGCGCTCTCGATGATGTCGGTTGGATTATTGGCAGTTGCGACGGTATAGATAGTCGGAGACCAATTCCTGTCACGAACGAAAAATCTAAATCTTGCCGTATCTCTTGCGGAATATATCTTTTTGAGATTCTTACAAGAGGTAATCCTGTTAAATGTCGGGGCGCTGTCATAAGTCGGCATCAACTCTGGGAAGAAAGAGCCAGTAAAGAATTCGACCCCACCAAAGTGCCATACATCGTGTATCTCCTGTAAGGGCGTAGCAGCCGCCGTAAGCGATATATCGCACGAATAGATGCCTGTGCTCACATAACTGCCTGTAGCGTTTCTATCGCCCGTAGAGACGGTGCTGCCGCCAGCCTGAAGAGATAACTTTGAACCAGTCGGAGAACCGTTGGAGCTTGAGTAAAACGAAACAAGAATGCTTCCTGTGCCAACTGATGGAATGTTGCGAAGGCGACCCTTGATGTAGTTGTAAAGCTGCAAAGTGTTTAAGTTTTCAGATGCAGGTGCTCTGGACGATGAGAAGAAGAAGTTTTCTCTGTCATCCATTGTGCGGGAATCCCAACGTGCCTCAAGGACCGGGCGCTTAAAGAAGAACTCACTTGAGCGAGCAAAGAATTTCTTTGTGTAATACGATTGGGTTGCCCCTACTGTATTCTGGATTACAGAGCCAGAGTCTGTACCGAGAGATGATGAAAAATAAGCTTCCTGTGAGGCAGTCAATCGAATACCGAATCCGTAATTGTTGTACTCGCCGCCAGCTGCACCCGTAATCCAGTTTTCTACAACAGTTGTAACATCGACTTCTAGGTTCTCATAACCTTTTTCAAATCTAACATTGTAATTGTCTTGAGATAGATAATCACCTCCGACGCTGGACCAAGACGTGCTCGAATCAGACTTTAACCAATTGGAGACACCTATATCTTGATAGTTATCCATATCAAGTCCCGTGCCTTCTGACCAAGATCGCGATATCGGAGCAACAACCAAATTAAAGTCTTGCGGGAGCGTGAATGGATGTTCAGCATTGAACATCTTAAGGTAGAACGATACGGAACCAGATGCTGGGATTGTGCCTGCAGTTCTGTCAGTAGAGATCTGATTTACTGGAAATTGAATTAGAATTCTTGAAAGTTCTTGTGATTGTCCATTGGATCCCGACTCTTGGCCATAGATCGAGAAGACCTCAAGTGAATCAGCATAGCCCATATTAGAGCCTGTACCTCTTGTAACCAAATCGGCTTCAAAAGCATTTGTGATCGTATTATCTGCACTGGCAGTATATCTTAAAATTGCCATTACTGGATAGCTCCCTTAATATCCACATTTGGAAACTTAAGTTCAAAGATTGCGTTATTTTCGCCTTCTATTCTACGTCCATCAGCCGACAACCGTTCCTCAAAATCGAATGAAGAAGATGCGTAGGAGACGCCAGATTTTCCAACTATCTCCAAATCAATAACATCGATAATTCCGTTGACCTTTTGGAGAACTTTGTAGAAATCTGTTATCAAAATCGATTCGCCAATCTCATATTGGTTTTTCAAAAGATAATCTCTCAAAGCTGCGTTAGCTCTGTTGATTACTGTAAAGCGGTTTGCATTTAGATCCACCGCAACGACATAATTAATTCCAAAGTTAACAATTTGAGCATCTAAAATATCAATTGTGTCATTTACTACTTTATACTGCAAAAGCCAATTTCTTAAGTTATTTTTGAGAGTTACGTTGGCTGGAAGCAATTTTCCACTTGTGTCCTCTGAAATAACATAGACATTTAAGTTTCTTCTGAACTCATCAAAGTCCCTCACAACTGCCGCTCTCTTAATAGATCCAAATTTAGCTGGCATGCCATAGCAGATAGACTGGTAATCCTGAATTGTTACAGCCCTGTTCTGTGTTGCGTAGAATCCAAAGACTCTTTGCTTAATCTCGTCTGAAGAGGGTAGTGAAATATCGCCAACAAATGGCTCTTCGTTCAAAACCTCTATTGAGGAAATGACCGTATTTCTAATAGCCTGCGACAAGGATCCTTGGGATGCGAATCTAAATAGCGGTCTATCAACTCCAACAATTGTATTCACAGCGGCATTTACGTCATTATTTAAATTGACTCTGTAGCCGACTCTCAAGGTTGTGTTGGAGGGGGCAATACCAAACTTATCTGTGCTGATTAGATTCGTTGGATCAAAGTCTAGGTCCGTAATGTAATCTCGTCCGTTTAAGTCCAAAACGAGATTCGTTGGATCTGCGATTGAATTTGAAAGCAATTCTGAATCTGAACCATAACCAAACTGCAAATAAGTTGCTTGTCCTTCTCTTTCGACAACGAATCTTCTTGCTACAGGAACCGCTTTAAGAAGATTTACAACTGTTGAGTTGGTGGCTGTGTTCGTGTTGCGGATCGCTTTGTAAATAACATTTTGAGAAAGATGGTCAACCTCAACATATTCGTGCCCTTCCGAGTCCGAGACAGATAGAACCTCTGCAACTCTTGAGGTTTCCAAATCAACTCTTAAAAATCTCTGGAAGTTACCAATCTCAACTTCCTTAAACAAGGTTCTACCGGAAACGGCACGACCCTGTGCTCTGATGACAAAGTTTGTTGGGTTTCCTGTCGTAGAATCAACAGTTCCTACAACCACTTGGTTTGTTGATACAGAGAAATCTACATCTTCTATTAGAGTGTATAGACCCCCGCCCGTTGAGGATAGAATTGATCCGGCACGAAGAACGGGCGCATAATCTAAATTAGGTCCTGCTGTATTATTGTCGGAGGGCACCTGAATATAAAAAGTTAAAATTCCATAGGATGAAGGGCTTGTATTTAACTTGAACCCCATCTGGCGCGCTAGACGAACAACATTGTTATATTCAATTGATGTCTCTAGGAACGATTCGTTTGTTTGGTAATCCAAGTAAAACGATAGAATGTCTCCGATGTAGGAGACTGTATCCAACATCAAGGAGCCAAAAGAGGCTTTGTTAAAGTCTTTGTACGAATCGGGGTAGTATCTTTTCGCGTAGTTCTCTAAATCTCTGCGAATAGAATCAAAGTCTCGACTTGTGTAATCAATTGGTTGTAATTTTTTGGCCATAATTTATTTCTCTAAATAGGTTGGTCAACATCAATTTGTAGCAATGTCGACAATTGAAGTGGCAATATTGTGAAAGATATTGAGACAGAAAGATTATGCGGAAACAAATCAGGGTTTCCTTCAGGAATTTGAAACTGTATGTCGTCTATCTGGATATAATTCAAATATCTTTGAACCTGCTCGTTAATTTTTGAGGAGATGGCAGAATAAGTATTGCTACCGTTTAGTTCGAATAAATACCTTCTTAAGCCAACACCGAAATTAGGATCCATTATCCTTTCGCCCGGGATGGTCAAAATAAGCATTTTAAGGTTTTGTCTTGCTAAATCCTCAAAATTTGTATTTAAGTTATAAGCACCAAAAACTTCACTTACAACAAGCGGTAGCTGCGGTGATAATCCAGAAGCCATTTACAAAATCCTCCCTTTATCCTATATCATCCTGTATCGTCACAATATCGTCACAAGGTTCTGGCAAGAGGTTCTGCGGCTCTGGAGTGCATTCGACTGCATCGGCACTTTCTGTATTAGCGTTCGAAACATTTTCAGTTTGATTTGTGACATCATTCTTAAGTAGTTCCAATAACAGATAAATTAACCCTAGAGGAGATGGCGGCATCATAAGCATTCCAGATACAGTGCCAGTGAAATCTATGCCATCTATAGAAACTCTCGGGAAGAAGTTTTCTGGTATTGGTGGTGCGGGCGGGGGAGCTTCTGGAATCTGCTTCATCGCAGCGTCAACAATACAAAGTAACAAACTTACTAAGTCTTCCCCATTAAGGTTTGGTTGAATAGCGTCACTTGTTTCTTGCGCTATCTGTTCATTTAGCGTTGGTGTGACGGTGTCAATGACCCCTGCTAACTCGTTAAACGCAAACCCTGTACCTGTTTTAATAACTTTTGATATAGCAACGTGCGGGTCAACCAATTCCACCAAGCCTTTTAGAATATCAATTGGGGTCTTGATTAGCATCTTTAGAATAAAGTCACGGGCGGCTGAATTAAATGCTGCTTGTTGATCTTGACCGGTAGCATTAGAGATTGTGGAATTGGCTGTAGGACGACGAAGATCCGGAGTAGAATCAAAATTATTATCATTCGCTATCGTAGAAATAATAATGTCTATTACTCTATCTTTTGGATTTTGAAATGCCTCATCAATTCCTGAAAAATATTCAGATGTTAAGTAGAAATTATAAATCAAAGGCACCATCGCGATGAGTTCGCTGTTAAACGTATTTGTAAAAAATCTATTTGCAGCATTGTTTTGATCAGAAAGTATTTGCCCTTTAACACTCCTTGGTAGGCTAATAACTGTGAATCCTGCAGCAGCTGCTTCTTCTACTTCTTGCTGTTGAGCCGCTTGTTCGGCGGCATCGAAGGCTTCTTGAGCCAAATTAGTTTGATTTAATCTATCATGCCACAGACCTCCCTCCGGCGAATCGATTCCACGAACAATGTTTATAAATAATCTTGCTGCCGTTACCGGGTTGCCGGATGGTCGGGGCGCAGCGTCGGAGGCATCAACAACCATCGGCATGCGATCGTAGCCACTTCCAACGTTGTGCCCATACAAGGAGGTATGAAGAGCTACCAATTTAGCCCAAAGCGCATAAATATACCAGTCTGTAAGCGAGCCAGGATCTAATTTGAAACGACCACCAGTGCCGCTAGCGGGCTGAAGAGATGCGTCAATAAACCCATCAATTTGGCCAGGGCTAACATCGTCAAAATAATATCTTGTATTCTGAAATGTATTTCCGTCAACAGTCTGCTCAATTACCTTCTCAACCGACCCCAGCACTGGACGCAATGGGAATCCCTCGGCGCGGCGTTGTTTCTGACCAAAAACTTGCCGACCTGTTCCCCATGGAGCACGTACATTTGGGTCTGTAATCTTACCTCTGGCTTCGTTCCAATTATTATAATAGGCGTCTAATATTTGTTCGCCGCGGTCTCTGACAGTCGGCGCATTAGGGTTCCGAAGAGTTGGTACATCATTTTCATCATGTTCATATATTTCAAGATGCCTAACATCCAAATATTGACTACCGTCATAACTTAAAACTGAACTGGGGCCTGTTCCAAGATCAACTTCGAAATCTATGGTGCCGCTGTTTCCGCGAAGATAATTGTTAAAGTGTATTAATACTTTTGCCCACAGTGTCCTAACAGGAGTGTTGCGATTTTGGAGTGTGGACTGAATTTTAACATTATTGTCCGGGCTAATGTCGCCATCGCCGCGATTAAATTTATCTGTTATGCTCCCTTGTGCCAGATCATCAAAAAGCAATCCCTTGCTTACGAGGGAATCAATTTGTTCTTTAGTTAAAATATAATTTCCGTAGTTTGCCATATCTTTTCCTTATGAGATCTCCTCGGCAATTTCTATGCCTTCAACTTCCGTAGCTATTTGATTGATTACATTGAAAAGCATATTTTCGGGGTCAGAATTTTGATTAATATAGCACCATAAAGAATATACCTTTAGATTAGACACCGTGAAGGCTGATGTACTGCTGGATTTTAAGATGTAAAATCCTTCTCTACTATCAAATAAGTCTCTAATAACTTCATTTTTAAGATTGGTCTCCCAAGTGTTACGTTCAGGCGCGTCTATCGCTGGGATGGCACTGTCATATTTAATAACCGGAATTTGGCTCAACAGCGCTTCAGCAAAGGAAGCCCTTTTCTTGCCCGGTATTGCTTTTTGCAATGCATTATTAATAGACTGTCGGCTTCTTTGCAATCTATCATTAACCAAATAATCAATGATATCATCAAATCCAACAAAAGTATCCTCGTCAGTCACGGAGAACTCGGTTCCAGTTGGGAACGCAACAGTTCCATCGGCATAAGTTATTCCACCTTTATTAATGACAGATTGTCTTTGTATTTTAAGATTGAAGTAACTTACTAAATCTTGTCTTATCAGGCTGTTCTGGAACTGCTCAATACTGTCAAAATACCTTGTTAATGAGGACAGCATTTGTGTCTTTGCAAATCTAAAGTAGAAACTGTCCGGACTTAAAATATTGTTCAAATTAAATGCGGTCATTACAAATATGTTTTTTATTATTGTTTCAGCAATATGAATTTGAGCCAAAAGCAAATACATACCAAATTTTATAACGTTCCTAATCTTTGATGCCAAAGGAATATCATCGCCGTTACAAGCCGCTTCCTTATATTCCTCTATCATCTGCTCTATAATGCCGTCTATATCAAGAAAGTCCGCTAATTCGGATGGTGGGCATCCTTCGTTTAGAGTAAATAAATTTAAGGATTGTAAGGTGGCAGCATCAAACACACCATTGCGCAAAATGTAATTGATCATCTCTTGGACTTGAATTCCAAAGATATAAGCATAATCTTGGTAATATGCCTCTTTATATTCCCCTAATACATCCCCGCTAGCTCCGGACTCAACAAGTCTTTTCTGTGCCAAAGGAGCAGCAAATTTTGATACATACAAATTGCCTTGTTCAAAGTTTTCGCTAACTTCGCTGTTAAGATTTTCATACTGATTAGATTGATAGAAAGACAATTCTGACTCTGAAACAGAAGAATTAAACGTAGCAGCCGCTAGGTCCTCCGGACTTGCAAACCGGTCTACAATAACCAACTCCTGGGTTCCGGCAGACTGACCCTCGGAGAATAATCCCAGATTAAGAAGAACTCTTAATTGTTCATTACTTGAAGATTGATTAATATACTTTGGATAAACCAACGTCATGTTGTTATTTTGCGTATTACTATTAAACCCAAAATCCAATAATAGGTCTTGATATGTATCAGACTCTACAGCAGTTAAAAGTGCTTCGCTTGTCTCTGTCGTTATTAGCTGCTGTGACGGTAGAAGTTCAAAAGTTCCTTGATTGTATATTTTTGTAAGTGGATGCTCGTGCTGAACATATTCTCCATCTGGCATCGTTACTTCGTGAATTGAGTCATTGGCAATATCAGCGGCTGCTTCCGTATTGCTGTGAACTACCGGATCTAGATCGGGAAAATTCACAAACCCATGAGTGTGTTCCGTAGATGAGATCGTCGTAAACGTGTAAGAAGACCCAGCTGTCGATGTGTAAAATTTTTCTGTTCGCGTGCTATACGGTGCGACGGGCTGTATTGCAGGCGTGTTGTGCGGTGTGTCATCATTGAATGTCGTCATATCAATATAATTTTTGAAGTTATTCAGAAACGCTTGATTGAATTGATATGTTGTGAAAACGGGATTCCCAGCGGTTTCGGAACCACTTAATTGATTAATCTTTTCTCCGATGCCATTTATTGCGTTGGCGAAGTTCGGATCACTAAATGTTCCGGCAACAACTTTCAAAGCTTGACTTACTGCCCCCACACCAGCTGCAGCATCAAAACCTAAAAGTTCTGGTATGTCAACCGTAGGGCACGCCTCTTCAAGATTTGTGATATTTGATACGCTCTGAAGCGCACTAACTATAGCAGCCAAGAAAGTCGGGTCTATAGAGGGACCGATGGAACCAGTGATGCCGGCGTTTTTAAGATCATTCAGTACCCTAGAATCATTCTTCAACACAGGTTCCAACAAAATTTCCTTTGCTGATTCAGCTGAAGATATAAACTGAAGCTGAATCGATTCAGCTAGAGCATTGAAAGTTTCAGGAATTGATTTTTGAATTGTTGGATCTAAGAACTTCGAGTCCGGACAATCTAAGTCAAAGCTTGGCGGCTCGACTACCAGACCATTCTCAATTAAATCCAAAAGCTCTTGAACATTTTCGTCTTGGAGATCCCCTTCTGTTAAACAAACGTTATCTTGATTAATGTTATAAAGTTCGTTTGCTATCTGATTACAGAGATCTGTGACATCTACTATCGCTGACAAGTCAGCAAAGAAGCCCATTATTGCAGATCTAGAGACCAAATCAGTTCTTACGACTTCTAGACTGTAGTTTTGATTAAACTCAATGATTCTATCAATTAAGTCATCAGATGCATCTTCTCTGTTCAAGAAAAGAATACAAATATCTATTGAACTTAATATAGAAGACAAGGAACTTAAATAATCAAATATTTGCTGATTTGACATTTTGTTCTTTGACGCTATCTGGTCTATCCCCGAACCAGCACCAACTATTGGAAGTAGAGAATTTTCTGGATTGGGGTTATTCTCAATAAAGTCAGTTAGATCATTGCTGCCATAGTCAGTAGAGCGTGGAGTATTTAAATTACAATTCTCTCTTAAAAGCTCTGCCAGTTTCTTAATGACCTCCAGAACAATTTGCTGAACAGCATCAATAATTGCTTTTTCTATTTCTGGCCACAGAGGTCCCGAAATTGAAAAAGGCTTCAATAATTCTAAATCTATCTTTGGCTTGCTAATTGGAGCAGATTTTGGCTTATCAGGAGGATAGTAAATAGATGATGAAGCACGAACAAGAGAATTCTGAACGGCTTGGTTAATTCTTCCCGCTTCAACATTAAGTCCGAATGTTAAACAAAGGAATGCTTCTCTTGCTAATTCATCTATGCCCAATTGTCTAAAAAGATATGCAAGTTGCGGATTGGCCTTTTCTACAAGACCCATTGGTCCTTGATCCAAGAAATTTCCAATTACTTTTGTGACTTCTACACCAGTATTAAGAACTTTCGCTTTTTGGGCTGCGGCAACTCTCTTATAAACATCAGGGTTTTCAGCCACTTGTTGTTTAATTTTTTGTATCTCTTCTGACGTGAAGAAGGTTGTAAATCCCTTTTCGAGTGCCTCCGTATTGTTTATATCAATAAGTCCCTGCTCGGAGGCGACTCTCAATAGTTCATTGTCTAAATCTTTTTTCGGTTGTGGGTTAAAGTTGTTAAATATTGACTCGGTGAATGCGAGTGAATCTCTAACTTCATCATTATCTAAGAAATCAAAGAATGAATAATTGGATCTATTGTCTTTAGTTGTTTGGATAGAATCTAATAGCTGCCGATAATTTCTCAATATGGCTAAAGTTAGCGGATCTTGAAGTAGCTTATTATATTTTGCTATTGAAAAATAGCCAATCTTTAATGGCTGGCTTTGGATTGATTCCTCAATCAAAAGGTAATTCATCCCATAAATTGCTAATTGATTATTGGCATTCTTACCAAAAAATAAAGTAACTGTATCTGCTTCGGAGAAGTTGTAGCTTGGTGTTTGAATTCGCGTCTGCTTTGTTAGTTCAGTAACAATGATATTGAGTATCTTCGTAGCGGCGATACTCATGTATCCAAAATCAACGTTTAATTCTATCTGTCCTTCAAAACCTTTGTATTGCGCATCAAACGTTCTTAAGCCATTGTTCAGCAGCTTGTTTTCCGAACCAATTGTGCCTACTGTTAGCGTAGTTTCGGCAATGGGTCCTGCTAGATTCTGCTGATTGTTGAAAAATAGCAGATTAGGCTCATAGAGGGGCATATTCTTGTCTGCCTCTAACTGTTCCCTTTTGGAGTCAAAATCAAAAGACGTTCTTAAGATGACAATACTTTTTGAACTTGGTGGGCTAGTATCAAACCAAGATTCAATTGAGATTTGCTCTTTTAGTTCATTTTCAAGATTTCTTGCTACATCAAGTATGTTGTCTCCACAAGTCTCGTCGGGGTCACAATTATCTTCAAAATAATCTTCATCAAACAAATAAGAATAAAACTCGGGTATAAAAGAAGTTATAAACTCTTGAAACCCTAAAGTAACTAAATTATCTCTTCTATCGTTCAACTCATCATTAGAGTTGATTTTATCTACCTTGATCTTTACTCTATACGTCTGCGTCTGGCTTTCGTAAAAAGGTATATTGAAGTCTTTGCTTTGATATTTTTGAGTTAGAAGTATTTCAGCCATGATTAATTTGTACTATTGTATTTGCTTAATATAAATAGACCTTTACCATCTTCTGTTGCTTCGGCGCCGCCAGGAGTGTCCAAATAATTTTGCTTAATGCCGCTCATCTTTTGCATGTGCAACATTAATTGCGCCTCCACATTCGTTAGGGTGTTTATGAGAACGTCAACACCTTTAGGCAGAAGATTCTCAAAGTCTGGAGCAGTCAATTGACCGTAGAATGGCGATCGGTGCGTGTGGTTCAGCAGAGCTTGCGTTAAGGTTCTATTGTATTCTAGAAAGTTCTTGAACAATTCTCTGAGGTCATGCACGGCATCAATTGTTTCCGTCAGGCATCTCTGCAAGTTTGTTCCCTTAACGAGCGGTTGTAGATCCGAATCATCGTTCATCGCTATCAAATCAATACCATAACCTTGCGTTGTAGCATTTGTTAGATCGCCACCTTGTGAGTTTTCCTTATCAGTTCTGGTGACCAACTTGATGTTCTCTCTTGCAACAAACCTTAAAGTATCAGCCTTCAAAGCAATGGTTGATCTAGGGTTGTCTTTCGATGTGTTACCGACCTTTCCTGCGGGCAACTGAAAATAAGAATCTACGTTTGCTTTCTGTGAGAGATAAATTCTCGCAGCATCCAACTTAAAGTTTGGATCCACATTATAGAGTCCGCCTTTATTGTCTCTTCTGCGTGCTCTGTGTCCCAATCTTCCTGCAACAATATCAATTGAAGCACAGTGAGTGTCTTTCGATCCGCCATAGCCCGATAGGATGTTGTTTGGTCGATCTAGTCCGAGAACAATAGATGAATTTCCTTTGTCAATAACTTTTTCTTCTTTTACAGTGATATATTGAGGGACATCTATATTTTTTCTTGTTCCTTTTCCAAAGCCAAAGAACTCTGCTTGTCCTTGCTCGGATAAAGTATCAAACACAGCCCTGTCTGCTGGGGGGATAAGATTAATATTAATTGCTGGATTTTTATTGTTTGCCATGTTTAAAACCCCTCACGAAAACCTTTAGTCTGTTCCTCGCCAGTACCGGTGTTGACATAGGTTCCTGTCCGACCATACATGGCTCTAGCGGTATCTGGATCTCCGTATCTAGCGCTTATATATTTAACATACCCATAGGCTTCAGCTGCTGCATTTCCGATTCCGCCAACACCATATGGATAATATTTCTCTACGTTTTCTTTATTCAACTGACCTAATCCTGTTGAAGTTGAGCCCGCAGACCGGGGGGCGCCGGCGTCGAGTCCAGCCATGCCGGTTTCGCCTTTCTTGGCCGACTCCCAAATTCTTTCCCATGTCTCTGGCTTTAAATCTACCCTGGAAATTTTTTGGGGCTCTCTCTCGGGCAAAAAATCATATCTAAAATTTGGTATTCCTACCTTGCCACCACTTTCTGCATTCATAATATAATGCGTGCTTTCAAGCATAGCCCATTCTTCTGGAAGACTGGCTTGCTTAAGTGCTTCAGTTAAGAGATCAACAGCCTTTTGAGTTCTAGGTTCGTATACTCCACCCGGGAAACGATTCTGTTCCTCGTCGCTTAATCTCGGAGGTTGGATTGTAATTTTTGCTCCGAATTTAACATCCACTAGATCTCCCAATGTCGTAGAAATTCCTTGTTTAAACTTTTCATTAAGCTCTTCCGAAGCAACGTTTTCAATTTGGATAGGCCCGCCAACTTTTCTTACAATTCTAGGATTGAAAAGGTTCTCTACGTCTTCGTATTTAACAGAAACCAAAGTTCCTAATTCAAGTGGCGTAAATTCATACCCCTCAATGTCACAATATACGTCTGGGTATGTAACTAAAACTGGATCGTTGTTGCTTATGGGGGCTGGGCGAGGCTCTAGCTCTGGAATGTATACTTTATAAGCAAAGGTGGCGTACTTTTGAGGCTTTTCATTTGTGTCCCCGCCCTCGGAGCCACTCTTAATCAAATACTCCTCAAACAAAGCAGTCTTGTTTGAATAAGATGGATAGGAGATAGGACGGAAGCTAACAACAACTCCATTAAACTCTGTTATGTTGTTTAGCGTATTCTTCGCAAACGCTGTTTCAACAGCCATTCTAATAGCTCTGGTAGCGGTGGTTCTTCTTCTATCGCCAGATTTGCCAGAGTTTCCGTCTTGAATATTATTCAGGGAGCCGAACCCCAAATCCGACATTTTTATGTTAGCCATCTTCTTTGCTCTCGTTTAACAAATCAAACAGCTGCTCTTTATCGTCCTCTGTAAGACCAACTTGCCCTGTCTTCTGACGTTGAAGGATCGCAGCGAGCTTCACCATCTGCTCGTTGGACCTTTGAAGGTTTTCTACATATTTAGCCGCGATTGAACCCATCTCTCTTCTATCAGTAGGAGATGCTTTCATATCAGCCATCACATCCATTAGCAATGACTTGGCCATTGCACGATCTTCTTTAATATTTGTGGTGGTCTCTTCGATGTAATGCTCTAAACTTAAATCTCGCTGTTTTCCCATTTTGCCTTGAACGTCCTATATCTCTTGCGAAGCTTATTCAAATTGTTTACAACTTGCTTGGTGTTTAATCCCGTAAGCTCACGAAGGTATAAGTAAATAGCTTTTTTATTAAAAATTTCTATTTGTTCAGCCGAGTCCATAAGAATACGAACAGCCATTAAAACTTTTCTCTCGTTTTCCTTGACCATAAAGGAATCCCAAGTGTCTATCTCTCTGTAAAGAGACATCCAGAATTCCACTTCCGACCTTCTATCGTAATAGGTTGGTTCGTCTGAAACTAGATTCTCATCAGCCTCGTTGAGAACATCCTCCATAAAGACCTCGGTCTGAAGTCTTTTCTTTGTTCTCTTGACTTTGTGAATAAACCAATTCTTCGTTACAACTGAAAAATATGAAAAAGCTTTAGAGCCTTTATTGGGATCATATTTGTTTAGAATGGTTGTTAGCCAAACCTTACAATCTGCTCTGAGATAGTCAATGTTTGGTAGGGTGGTGAAACGATAAGTGTAGATTATCTTATCTACCATATCGTCAAATGCAGGTTGTATATACTCTTCGTATAACTTGGATCGAAGTTCTCGATCTTCCGTCGACGCATACTTAACTATTGCGTCTTCGTGTACCTGCGTAAAATAGTGATTTTTCTTGCTCTTCTTCCTCGGCATTTAGCGCTTCCTCTAGTTCTTGTTCCAATTCAGCGTCTAATGTATCTTCAAAAATATCTCTAAAATTAGAAATTTCTTCATTCACTTCTTTTATTCGGATTACCAACTCTTGGATTATTGGCTCCCCGTGAAAAGAATCCATGCTGTACATGTTCTTTACAAACACCTGAAATGCTTTGGTGGTTAAAAACAAATCGGACATATTATCTGATATAAACATAAACTTCTGCAGTATCCTTGATACATACCAGCCCAAGAGTGCATTTAATGTAAGGGATATGATTAATACAATATAAATGAACATTATCTTTCTTTATTTAGTTGATCTCTTTGTTGTTCTAGCTCTTGACGTGAATCTTCTATAAATTGCTCTGTAACTTGACCAACCTTATTAGATTTTGTTCCTTTTTTTCTCGTAGTAAAACTTGTTAAGAGCTTTACTAGAGTGGATCCTGAATCACACTTTGGACAAGTTGATTGCGTCTCGGATGAAGGATGGTATATAGTTGAGACTTCTTTGCACGCTTTACAGCGATACTGATATCTTGGCATTAGCGTCGTTTTTCAAGTTCCCTTAGGCGTCTATCAATATCCATAAGATGCTTCTCTAGATCTCTGGCCTGCTCTCTAAGAGCGGTTCGAACAAGTTCGTCTGCTAGCTCGCGAGCCTGCCCCTCCGTTACATAGCGTGGGCTTGTGGTAGTCTTCTTAAACATTTTATTATCCTTCCTCGTTTAGTTCGACATTGTCAAAATTAATTGTTGGCGGATTAGTTACAACCAACTCTGTATGAGATGAGTCCTCTGGATTGACCTGAAAATTCATCTCCTGTAATACTGGAACAATATCCGACTGCTCCATTAGTGATCTCTGAAGAGCCATCATTAAGGCTCCTACTGCTTGATTTGATAATCTCATTTTATTCTCCTTCTTTTGGATTTCCAAATTCTTTATACAATTTTTCCCCAACCCTGAACTGCCATTCATAATCAATATCGAATGCCTCTAATTCTTCTACTACAAATAATTCTAATTTAGGAGGCAATTCTTTACACATCCAATAACCCTCTGCGATAATATCCAAACGAGAAGCATACAGGCAGTGTGCTGCCTAATAGACCT